TACTCCACTTGTAACAGCCATGTGTTACCTCCTATTTTTGATTATTTTTAATTAGGGAATTCTCCCCGCTTGCCCAGCTTGCAAAATTCTATCCCAAGCAGAATCCTGTTCATTCTTTCTTGGCGTTTCACCGCCCTGAAGAATCCCAGCTGTCTTAGGAATGCTTTGAGTCGCTCTAACTGCTTCCATATTCGGAGAAACATTGTCAGTTCCTTTATTATAATATTTACGATAAACATCGATTAAAAGATCAATCGGAAGTTGATCTCTCGGTGTGGTTGCAAATTCAATAAAATCACTGATATCCTTTTCATCCTGCATATTATAGTTGCTAGATAACTCATTGCGCAAATTCTGCAACGCAACTTGGCCTTGTATCTGAGACATATGTTGTCCAACAGCCTCATCTACCAAAGCCTTCTCCTGAGTCGTTCTCATTTTATATGAGGCAGACTCTGGTTTGTAATAGGCTTCCCATGGGTCAAAAGATGATTCATCAATTACATTAGGATCATCTCCTTCGCGTATAGTTTCTTGATTGCTTTTTCCCTCCAACTTATCTCTTATTGCCTCAACTACATCAGGTCTTGACTCAAGAACCTTTTGCAGTTCAGACATTGGAGCAAGTTGCTGGTACTCACTTTGAAGACTCTCATAATCAGCCTTTTGTTTATCGTACATAGACTGAAACTTGCGAGTTTCATTTTCCCAATCAGTCCCATAATCAATTTGGCTCTCATCACCTTCTTTAGTAATTAAATTAGGTGGACGAGAATTGCCTTCACTAACGACGCTATCCTGAACACTTGGAAGTTCTGATGCCAATTGAACATCTGGCATAGAAACATCCAACCCTTCACGAGTTGTCGCTTGAACATTGCTTTCAGGACTATCAACTACACTATTTTGCACTTGATCTTCCATATAACCTCCTTTTAGATTTCTTCTTTGATTCGAACTCTACCTTTCGATATTTCGAAGAAGTTTAACCTATGATTATTGTTTTCCTTGTGCGCTCCCTTTCTTAGAGGAGCTCCCTTTATTTGCCTTTTGTACAGCTAACGAAGCTTCGGCACGAACATCTGCTTTATCAATCACACCTTCTAGTTTATTAATCTTGACTCTTTCCTTATATTTCGCCTCAGAGACAATTTCATTCAAATCGGTCTTAAATTTCTCAGTGATAACCTGTTTCTTAGCATGAACAGCTTCCCTGTCAGCCGTTTGCAGATCACCAGTAAGTTCTTTTATCTGACCTTCTAGTTGTTGTATGTATGACTGCATTTTCGCCATCATACCTTTTCGTTGCAATACACCTTCTTTGTCGTAGATCTCAGTTTTCTTTAAGACCTCGACATCATCTACCAGTCCCAACTTATATGCCTCAAGATACATGTTGTATTCAGCCATCTTGTTTGACGGCAATGTTGAACCTGATATAATACGAACGTCATGTTGACCTAAAGAAATATCATTTTCTATGGTCTGTAGTTCGTTTGACTTATCATCATACAATCTATTATTAACTGTAAATTCAGTTAAATCATTATTAGGTTGCACGATTTTAAATGTTTTCTGGAATTTATAATGTCCTTTCGCATAATTATATATACATCTTCCAAGTTGACTTAAACTTGCTTCTATATCCTTTAACTTAGAACGCCCACGACTTTCTCCCATTTCCGAGAGCATAGCCGTTCCACGTACAGTATCAGGAGCCTTTTCTTTGAAGCCTTGCATCAACTCAGGTATTCCAAAATTTAAATCTATGTAATGTTCTACTCTGTCTATTAAATGATAAAATTCACCAGCGAGTGGTTGCGGAGCTGGAAAATGAGGCTCACCAAACTCTGGATTATATTCCAATACAGCATTAGGATTAGCCCAATCCCTTTCAAGCTGTCCTACGTCATCAACACTTCCTTCAGGTACAAGAAGCTTAAGTCCAGCAGAAGCCTGCGCATGACTAAGTGTTAATGAAAATAATTTATTTATAAGCCGTTGAGAATCTTTAACTTTTGTAACATCTGATTTTGGATATGGAGTATTAGTCCAAATATTTGGAACTGGAATAATAGGATATACATCAGTATTTAATAGTTGCTGATATAATAAATGTTGTCCCATAGTTGCAACTACTTTAATACGAGTTTGCATTATTTCGACAGCTTCTATTAATCCAGATTCTATTAGATGTGAATTTTCGCTGGCTACCTGTTCAAAAGTCTCCATATCAACAACTTTTTCTTCACCATTCTGTTTATTAAAAAGTCTATAATAAGGAACTTTTACTTTCTCAAATCTCTCTAAAATTCTATATCTTTGATATCCTCCACGATCACTGTCTTTGACTATATCTGGAGTAAATGATTGGGAAGAGTTTTTTCTACTTGAAGCAGGATAATCTTCCTCATCATTCATACTATCTATTTCTGAAATGAATTCTGAAAGTTGTGGATAAACGGCAAGTACCTGATCTTCCGTTAATATAGTAGATAATATGATGGCGGAGGCATCGTTGAAATACCTGTTTCTCGCAGCAGGATCAACATATACTCTAAAAGGATTTACATTGGTAAACTTGACATCGCCCCTGCCGAAATCCGCCTCGGGGTCTATATATACATAAAAATATCCCATACCAGCGATTGCATAATCGTGGACGGCTTGCTTAAATTCCATGTCACCATCAGAAATATCCCATATATACTCAAGTATAGTCCTCCAAACTTGAGCAAGTTTATTATCTGAGTCTTCTCTTCCAATAGCAGAAAACTTAGGATTCTTTGATGTTAATAAGGATTTGAGTTTATCAACAGCAGCATACACTCTGTCAATGATAAAATCTCCCTGACCAATTGCACTCAGGGTATCTGATTCATCTTGAGTATAGTGATTTCCGAGAACGAAATCTACTGCGTCACGGGCTTCTTCGTCCCAATCGACACGAGCATCCCGCCATCTACGCCACAAATCCAAATTCTTTTGAGCCTCGTCGACTTCGACGAGATTTTCTTCATTAGCGATATCGATATCTCCTAACTATATAATTTGTCTTACTTATAATATAAGCATAAAAGGGTACAATGTCAAGTATTTTTTTTATTTTTTTCACATTCTTTGTCCAGTAATCCAGTTTCTCACTATTTTTCTTGCTAAAAACTCCTTTTTTTCATCTACTGTCTCTTCAAAATTCTCAGCATCAAACTTTCTGCTCAATGGAGCTCTGGCATTTATAATCGAATACCAAATGCCGTCAAGCAAGTCATCGTTCTTTCCTTTAGGAAAATGAAACATTTCATCTACTATTTCATCGTGATGCTTTTTCATAAAAAACTTTCCACGATTTACAAGAGGACAAAGCAACGATTCAAGCCGATCTTCTTTTTTAATTCCAGTAGGCGGTCTAACACCACGAGCAATACCAGGAGCCATCTTTCTATCTTTTCCCGATAGAGCATTAACAGCATCTTTTATTATACCTTGCGCACCTACATGTTCCACATTTGCTCTTCGCATTGGTTGGTATTCTTTAGCATATTGAAATATCTTTCTAGGCATATCATAAAGAGGAATATGTTCGTGAAATATATCAATCACATAAACATTTTTATCGCTATCAATTCCAGATACTACAATTACTTGATAGTCATGCTTAGCAGAAGATTCATAGGCCAAGTCAACACCCATATAAACATTAATTGGGATAGCATCTTCCTTGGTAACTATATATGCTTGATTATTCTTTGCTTTAAATTCACCATCATAATAATTTATCTTATCTATTTTAAATTTAGCTGTTTCAAGATCACGAGCATCATTCATATACTCCTGTGCAAACTTATGAAGTTGCCCTACATTCTCATAATCTTTTCTTATACTTGCAATCTTTTCTTTTGAAAAATAGGAAGGCCAAAGCGGCTTACCATCTTCAAGCGCACGATGAAACATAATCTGCCAAGTATATTCTTCGCCTTTTTCTTTTGCATCTAGATATCCATCATATATAGCCTGCAAAGCAGAGTCATAATGAACGATCGTACCTACAAGCCATATTGCACCTTCATTACCTTTTGATTCTTCTAAGGCAGGATAGACTGTTGACATAAGCCATTCTTTAATTTCACGTCTTCTTTCTGGTGTCTTAGTATTTAACTCAGATTCAAAGTCATCAAGAATAATTTTTGTATAACGAAGCCCAAGCTCTGATCTACCACGAAGTCTTTGACTAGTGCCCTTTGCTATAATTCTGTCACCCTTTGATGTAGTGATTTCTTTTTCAGTCCACTTGCTTCCAGCTATATCACCAAAGTAATAATGCAAGGCAGGATTTAATTCTATGTGTGTTTTAATATATTTTAAATGGTCTATTGCCTGCCCCTGTTCTTCTGATACCCAAGCTGCGAATTCATTCTTTCCTTTAGGATTAAAATATATCCTATGAAGCAAAGCTGCTTTTGCCATAGTAGATTTAGTATGACCGCGAGGTAATATAACGCAAAGCCTTCTTATCTTATCATCTAAAAGAAACTCGCCTACATGATGATGAAATGGCGCTGGCTTTGATTTCATAAAATCATCTGGAAGAAAAAGCTGTCCAAAAGCAACCAAGTCCTTTGATACCATATTAAGGACTCTTTCTTTCTCGTCCAAATCATTTGAAATTATATTAAAGTTTTCTATTGTTCCAGTCTCCATTTGGAATCTCCTCAAAAACATCTACTAATTTAAGAAGGCGTGGGCCAGCAACATATACCCAAGCTTCCACTTCTTCGCCTTTATCCATATTTACTTTAACTTTAACCCTATCGTAAAGACCGATAGCAAGACCTTCATACAAATCATACTGAGCCATCTCTTCGCTAGTTACATCGTGAACTTCCACCACAGTACCCTTACCTTGATAATCCTGTATTATAGCAGGAAATTTTTGATGACCAGGATAAACAAGAGAAGTATTTTCTATCCTTCCAGTATCCTCACTTCCATTACGAAGTGTTCCATATACTGCAAGCCTCATTTCTTCTTTACCTTTCTTTTTTCCTTTATTTCCATTGAAATTATAGAAAAATTTTCTGGAGCATCAATTTCTCCAATAACATGAGAAACCAGTCCTCTAACAGCATTATCATTTATCATATAATATTCTAAAGAACTTTTTAATTCATCTTCTTTTAAATCATCATGTACTTTTAATACTAGATCAAATTTAACAGTTTTCATTTATGCTTCTCCACAATTAAATATTATTCCAGGCATTCGCATTTCGAAGTCCTCATCGTACGACGAAAAGCATTCACAACACTCTATGGAAAAATAATCTTCCGTTAGATTGTACCATATAGATGCGTATTCCCTCATAGGAAATCCACAAACTATGCATTTCTTATTTTTCAACTTCTCTCGAAGCTTCAATGAGCTTTTTCGAATCTCCACCTTGGATAGCATCTAATTGCTCCTTTGTAAAACCTTGAAATAGGGTTAATGATTCAGTTCTCTTCTCGGTGTCCATCATTCCGCTAATTTGCATAAGAGCCTTAATAGCCTGAATCTTATCTTTATCCTGTGATTTCTTTGCATCAACAATTTTTTTCATTTGTTCAAGCAAATACAGAGGCGTAATCTCAGCCTCATGTAGGACTTTGTCAACTTCTTCTCTTATCAAGTTTTTGATCCTTTCCGTGCTTAATAGTATTTTCCCTTGATAATCTGCATATTCTTCATTATTGGTAGGAAAGGCTTTTATAAATGCCTCTGCGATACCATCACCTTGCGCAACGAACTTAGCAAACAAGAATTCACGCCTAGTAGCCTTCTTCCTATGTTTCTTCTGTTGATACAATGTAACATCACTATCTCCGAAAGTATACATATTCTTTCTAAGACCACCTTCCATCTTCATAGTATCTCTGCAAACAAAAGAGCCAATAGCTGTCCTGACGTAATAATTATACACTCCCTTAGACTGACTGATTTTTAGCTTACCCCTTTTGAGGACTTGGCATATTTTATCATCATCAGTCTTAACCCAGCTACCTTTGGTGCCATCCCTCCAATTCAGTATTATATTTTCATCAGGACAGTATTGGCGAAACTCATTCTCATCATCATATACCCTGTGTTCGACATTTTTTATTTTACGAACAAGCATATATTATAATATAACCCTTAAGTATACCTTTGTCAAGCATTACCTTGCAATACTTCTTAGTTCTGTTGGGCTAGAGCCTATACTAGATTTGCTTCTTATGAACGGAGAATGACATCCTCCACACCTGTATACAGGAAATTCATTAGAACTTGTAAAGTATGTAGCATCCGACGGTTTAAGATTCTTACTTCCGCAGGAAGGACAAACATTACTATCCATCAATATGCCAAGATTTGGATGATTCTTTATATATGGTCTCAATTTAAGATAAAGCTGCTCCAGTCCAATAACATCTCTTTTATTGTACTTAAGCATTTCAGCTAATCTTTCTTTATCACCATTCATGCAATCAATCCACAATTGAAACTCAGTCTTTAATTTCTCCGAAAGACCGAATGTCTTAGTAAGAAAGTCTTGCTTATTAGAGCTAAAAGCAAATTCCTTTCTTGCAATCTTTAATGTGTCTATTGATTTATATGGAGATGGCGGATTCATGTCATTAAGTATGAATCTTGCATTGAGTTTCCTTATATCAAACCGATCACCGTTATGAGCAACTACAATATCAGCTTCATCAATCAACTTCCATACGGAATCCAATATTCTTTTATCGTCCCTAGCAACAGCTTCCTCTGGAGTAAGAACGTCAGACAAGACATTTTCGTCATAAAGCCATTTGGCAGCCCAAGACAGGACATACCAAAATTTTTGATGACCAGCCTTATCTCTTACAATATTGGTATGCGGAATATATTGCTTCCCAAAATCCCATACCCATACAGGCATAGGAGTTGTTTCTATGTCAAAAATCAATATCTT